CTCCTCGTCGAGTTCCAGCGCGACGACATCACGACCAGTCGGCGGGGACTGACGGCTGAGGAGGCGGCGTTCCGCGCCGGGTACACGCCAGCGGACGGTGCGTGGAAGCGCGTGAGCGACCTCCAGAACGCCTGGCTGGTTCGGCCGACCGGGGAGACCCGGACGGCGTCGTCAGGTCGTCTGCAACGAGTCCTCCGGATCACGGAGGCGGGAAGGAAGGCGCTCGATGGCATCGACTGGTGACGACGATCCGATCATGCGCGGGTTCAAGCGTGTGAAGGGGAAGCTCGCCGCGGCGCAGCACGAGTTCCCCGGCCACGGTCCGGCGATCGTGGCGCTCGCGAACGTGATGGTCAAAGAGGCCGAGCGAGAGGGGAAGCACTTGGACTGGAGCGGCTGCTTCGACTACCTCTGCGATCTCCGCGACCGCAAGCCGGAGACGGTGTCCTGGATGATCGAGCAGGTCGAGTCGTGAGGTACGACGTGAAGCTCGTGCTCACGATGGAGTACCACTTCGCCATCGAGGCGGAGTCGCAGGACGAGGCGCGGACGCAGGCGCTGGACGATGTCTCGGGGCGTGACCCGGAGAAGACGACGATCGAGCTGTTCATCGAGAAGGGCGTGCGATGATGCCGCCCGATGAAGTACGTCTACCTCACCCAGCAGCGGTGGCAGGACGACGATCCAGACTTCGAGGTTGACGACATGGGGGTCACGATCATGGACGGTGCAGGGCTGTATCTCCGAGACGAGAACGGTGAACACTGGATCGCGCCCGGCTGCTGGTACGGGATCACCACGGCGGAGCCCAAGCCTTCGTGAAGCACGCGGAGTGGTGCGCGAAGTCGGCTCGTCCAGCAGACCCGAAGCTGCGGGGCTACGTCGAAGGTCGTGGGGGTACGTCGCAGCAGGTCGCCGAGGCTGCCTGCAACTGTGGCCTGAACGGGACGGCCAAGCTGCTTCGGAAGCTCCGAGAGCGAGGTGTTGTCCGATGACGTACTCGAAACCGACGGTGCTCCCCGGTCTCGTCCCGCTCTGGCGCTGCGACGATTGTGGGGCGGTGGTCGCGCATGAGGATCGCGATCGCCACGAGGACTGGCATGAGCGACTGGCGCGGGCGTTTGACACCGGGTCCACCGAGCGGTAGGGTCCGCGGGTCCCGATGTGAAGGCAGAGGTTACTTCGCCTTGGAGCGGGAGGTCCCGGGTTCGAGTCCCGGTCGCGGCCCTTCGGGACCGCGGTAGCTCAGCTAGGTAGAGCGCCTACGTACCTCCGTCGATCGGTTCTCGGGACGCTAACTTCATAGGGTCCAAGCCTTGCCGATGCGAAGGCCGCGGATACTTCCACATTGACCGTGCCAAAGCCCGCGACCGTCTGGTTCTCGGCGAGGACATCACGACCGGGTACGGTCCGCGGACCGACGGAGCGAAGGCTGGAGCTACATCGCGCCAGCATCGCCCGACTGCTTCAGCCGTTGGGTTCCCGTCGATCCGCCGACCGGCACCCGGTCACGTTGCGAGGGCGATGCACGGCCTGGCCGGTGCGATCGTGGCGGATACTTCCAGGTTCGACTCCTGGGTTCGGTCGAGAGACCGTGACCCTTCCACCACGGGACGGTTCCCGGCCAGACCGCGTGTCGCTTCTCGGAAAGGGGATCGACATGCCGAAGCTGGCACGCATGGGGGAGACCCCGGCGGTTCGTTCGCCGGTGAAGACGACCGGCGAGATCACGACCACCTACGAGGGTGGCATCGGTCACGTCCGCGACGCGAAGTCGGAGCTGTTCCTGCTCGCCGCGTCGAACCTCGTCGGGGAGCAGACGTTCTACGAGGGCTCCTCGGAGCGCGACGTGCGTTACCGCGGGCTCGTGCGCCAGGTCGTCGGTGAGGATCCGGAGTGGGTCGGGAAGCTCGCGCACTACCTCCGCGACGACCTCCGGATGCGCGCCGCCTCGATCGTGATGGCGGCCGAGTACGTCGCCGCCGGTGGGCCGCACGGCCGGGCCGTCGTTGACTCGGTCCTGCTCCGGCCGGACGAGCCGGGCGAGCTGCTCGGCTACTGGTTCGGCACCTACGGCCGCAAGATCCCGGCCGCGATCAAGCGCGGGATCGCCGATGCGGTCGGCCGTCTCTACACCGAGCACAACGCGCTGAAGTACGACGGCCAGGGGCAGCCGTTCCGGTTCGGCGACGTGATCGAGCTGACGCACCCGAAGCCCGCCGACGACTACCGCGCGCTGCTCTACAAGATCCTGCTCGACCGTGCCCACAAGCGCGGTGAGCCGGTGCCGACGCGGCTGTCCGCGATGTCGATCGACGACGCGCTCTGGTCCGTCGAGCCCGAGAACCGGAAGCTCAACCTGATGCGCGCGACCGAGGTCATGTCGTGGGAGCGGTTCTCCTCGTGGATCGGTCGGCCGATCAACGCTGCCGAGTGGAAGGCGCTCGTCCCGAAGATGGGGCTGATGGCGATCGTCCGGAACCTCCGCAACATGGACGAGGCGGGCGTGGATCCGGAGACGGTCTCGATGGTCGAGGTCAAGCTCCGGAACCGCGAGGACGTCATGCGCTCGCGCCAGCTCCCGTTCCGGTTCTACACGGCATGGCGTGAGGTCCAGACGCTGCGCTGGGGCTCGGGGCTGGAGGCTGCGCTCACCGAGTCGCTCCAGAACGTGCCCGAGCTGAAGGGCCGGACGCTGATCCTCGTGGACAAGTCGGGGTCGATGGAGGATCCGTTCTCCCGTCGGTCCTCGGTGAAGTGGTCCGAGATCGCGTCGGTGTTCGGCACGGCGCTCGCGCTCCGCTCCGAGGAGCCCGAGCTGTACGCCTACGACAACCGGGAGTATCCGATCCCGGTTCAGCACGGCGCGTCGCTGCTCCGCACGCTGGAGCGGTTCCCGATCGCCGGTGGCGGCACCCAGACGCTTCAGGTGCTCGCGCGGACATGGTCGGGTCAGGATCGCATCGTGATCGTGACGGACGAGCAGGCGTTCCCGACGGCGGACTACGGCTGGGGGTTCAACGAGTCCGCGGCGAAGTCGGTCGCCGACATCCCCGTGCCGATCTACACGTTCAACGTGGTCGGCTACAAGGCCGGGCATCTGCCGTCGGGCGAGGGCAACCGGCACACGTTCGGCGGGCTCTCGGACGCGGCGTTCACGCTGCTCGGGATCCTCGATTCCCGGCGCGATGGCGGGTGGCCGTGGGAGTGATATGAAGGATCGCCCGCTCGCCCTCGGGGGGAGCAGCGGGTGATATGCGAGGGCGAGGGCCGGGGCGTTTGACCCGGCCCTCGCCCTTGTGTAGGGTCCTCGGACCGGCAGTCGCCGGAACCCATGAGGCGGACCCTGGCGGTTGCGTGCGTGGTGTGTGCCCTGGTGGTAAGCGGGGCCGTTCCAGCTAACTCCTACCCCGTCGATGCGGGGACGTTCCGGATGCCGAGCATGGTCATAAGCAGGAATCATGCTTATGGACATCGGCACCTCGGTCTCCGCACGGAGACAGGGATCCTCGCGAGCCCGACCCCGAGGCCGACCCCGACCTCTGTCGTGCCGGTGTCCGCGTATCCCTCCGGCGTGCTCACGGCCGACCAGGTCGCGTCGTACGCCCGGCGAGCTGGGTTCGAGGCGGGCTACATCGACGACATGGTCCGGTTCGCGGCCCGCGAATCGACGTTCAACCCAACGGCCGTTCACGGTGGAGGTCCGGCGTACGCGGGTGGTCCGGCGTGCGGGCTCTGGCAGCTCTACCCGTGCCCCGGTCCGTCTTCCCTCGATCCGATGGTGAACGCCTGGCAGGCGCGTGAGAAGTGTCTCGCCGACGTCGCCGCGGGCTACTCATGTCTCAGACCGTGGGGCGGCTGACGTAGCATCGCGCCGTGGGGCGCACGAAGACACGAGGATCGAAGTCACCGTCTCAGTTCACGACGAGGGATCTCGCGCGCCAGCTCGCCGCCGACGGCGAGTCGCTGATGCCGAGGACGAACCGCTACATCCCTCACCTGCCGCACGCCGGTCCTCAGCAACTGTTCCTCTCGCCGATCGTGACGCCGCTCCGCGAGGTCTTCTACGGCGGCGCTGCGCGAGGCGGGAAGACCGAGGCGCTCCTGATCGCGGCGCTCCAGTTCATCGACCTCCCGCACTACAAGGCCGTGCTCGTGCGCCGGACCTACCCGATGCTCTCGCAGTCGGAGGGGCTGATCGAGCGCGCTGCGTCGTGGCTCGACACCTCGGACGCCGTCTACAACGAGGGTAAGCACCGCTGGTCGTTCCCCAACGGATCCGCGCTCTACTTCCGGCACCTCCAGAACGACCAGGCGCTCGCCGACTACCAGGGTTCGGAGTATCAGTTCATCGGCATCGACGAGGTGACGGACCTCACCGAGCGGCAGTATCGGTTCCTGTTCTCCCGGCTCACTCGGCTCGAAGGCGTGACGATCCCGCTGCGTGTGCGATCGGCGTCGAACCCGACCGGCCGTGGGCGCGACTGGGTCTACACCCGGTTCGTGACGAGCGGTCCGCGCTCCGGTCGTCTGTTCATCCCGGCGCACCTCGAAGACAACCCCGCGGTCGATCAACGCGAGTACGAGCGGTCGCTCGTGCAGCTCGGGCACGTCGATTACCGACGCCTGCGCTACGGCGACTGGGAGATCCGCTCCGAGGGCCGGATGTTCAAGCGGTCGTGGTTCGAGGTCGTGCTTCCCGAGGATGTCCCGGAGGGCGTGAAGCACGTCCGCTACTGGGACCTCGCCGGTGAGACGCCGGACTCGCCCGAGATGCGGAAGCTCGAAGACCGCGACTGGATCGCGGGCGTGCTGCTCGCGCGATCGTCCGAAGGCGTCTACTACGTCGATCACGTCGAGCGGTTCCGAGGATCCTCGCTCACGCTCCAGCGCCGGATCCGCGGTGTGGCGGAGGCCGACGGCCGCGACGTTCCGATTCGCATCGAGCAGGAACCCGGCGGCTCGGCCGCGCACCTGATCTCGATCCTGCGGCGCGATCTGCTCCGCGAGTTCGACGTTCGCGGCGTGAAGTCCACGGGCTCGAAGGAAACGCGCGCCGCTCCGATCGCAGCTCGGGCCGAGGCCGGTGAGGTCAAGCTCGTGAGGGGACCGTGGAACCAGGACTTCATCGACGAGCTGGCGGAGTTCCCGGCGAAGGACGTCCACGATGACCAGGTCGATGCGCTCTCGGGAGCGTTCGACTTCCTGGCGGTCAAGGGCAGCACCGCGCTCCCGATGCCGGGTGGATCCAAGGGTCAGTCCTACTGGCGCGAGTGAAGTAGCCTGCGCTCCAGTCCATCCCGAACTTGACACCGGGTCAAGCGGGATGATAGGCTCCGTGCATGGACGACCAAGGGATCATCTCGTGAACTACCGGCAACTGATCACCCACTACACCGACGGCCGCTCGCGGGTCGCACGCAGCGTTCGTATCGACGACCCGAAGTGGCGCGACCTGATCGACAAGGCCGCGTTCGGTGAGATGGCCCGCTCGAAGGTTGCCTACTGCACGTCGAAGACCGTCCGGGGCACCTTCCAGGAGAAGGGGAGTGTGCGCTGAATGTACCCCAACGCTGAGTTGGCGTGGTGTCGCTCACTGTTCCGGAGCCTGGCCGACCACGGGGTCTGGGGCGTGCCTCGCAGCGGGCTCGTCTTCTCGCGCGAGGGTGAAGCTCTCGTGTGGACGGACCGGATGCCGTTCGACCCGGAGATGCCTGGAGACGAGGCCGATCTTCGCGCCTATCAGGACGAGGACTACGCGGCGATCGCTGCGCGGTTCGAGGCCGCGGGCATCCCTGTGTGGAAGGCGACGTCGTGAACGTGACCGTCTACCACGTCAACATACCGGCGATGTCCACCATCGGCTACGGCGACGGCAAGGACGAGGACGGCGAGGACGTCTCGTTCGTCGGCGATCACCGGCCGATGATGCACATCGGAGAAGCGATCGCAGCGGCATCCGACGAGTCGGAGCTGCCGACCGTGGATCTCGAAGACTGGCAGGTGATGTCGTGAACCCGGTTGCCGAGAAACTCGAAGCTGACGCCTACGGTGAGTGGCACTGCGTCTGTGGGAACACCCCGAGCGACTCAGGGTTCTACCCATGTGACCGCGCGGGAGTGAGCGTCCAACCGACCGAGGCTGACTGGCCTGATGCGCTCTATCGCTGCGACGGCTGTCGCCGGATCGTGCTCGACAGTGTCGAAGGACCGTGGGTCGTCGGGCGGGTTGCCTGATGGTCGCGTTCAACCCCGGTCTCCTCCGGAGGATGCTCGTCGAGCAGAACTTCCGGATCGAGGAGAAGGACACCCGGGAGCATCATGGTTGGACCGTCAAGGCTCCGCCCGGACGCGAGACACCGCTGAACCCGAGCGGCATCGTTCAGGTACACGTCGCCGGTCTCACGGGCGAGAAGCACAAGTGGACGGCGATCCTCGGCGAGCTGAAGAAGATCGGGTTCGACCCCGAGCTGCCGCTCCGTAGCGGTACCGCACACGCGAAGGACGAGCGGTCGCTCACCGAGCAGACCGGGCTGGAGGAGTTCCGGCGCGAGGTGCCCGAGGGCGATCCGAACCCCGACGATCGCTGGGTACGGTTCGAGGAGGCGGGCGAGGCCATCGGCATCTCGGGGTCCGGGATCGCGCAGCGCGTGAAGGCGGGCAAGCTCCGGGATGTCGCACTCCCGACGGTGCTTCCGGCGTTCGGTGGAGGGAGCCGCACGTCGCTCGTGCGCCACGTCAACCTGGCCGACGTCAAGGCGTCCGGCGCGAAAGGTTCGCAGGGCGGACGTCGCTCGATAGGTGCGACCAAGCCCGCGACCATCTCGCGTCGGTTCGAGAACACGGCGGCGGGTCGGCTGAAAGAGGCGACCGTGAAGTTCGCCGCCGCCAAGCGGAAGATCGACGCCGGGTTCGCCGAGATGGACGCGGCGATGGCGATCATCGACCGCGAGACGAACGATGCGCTCCAGGAGCTGTATGACGTGAAGCAGCGTCACAAGCGACTCGTGGCGACCTTGCAGAAGGGGGTGGACCAACTGTGACGAAGAAGTCGATCCTCGTCGGCGAGCACGGAGACGATCGTCTGGCCGCGGTGCTCGCCGCGCGCGCGATGGACGAGCGGCTCGAACGCATCGAGCGGCTGGTCGAGGAGTGGGCTGACATCTCGCTCCACGGTCGCGCGGTCGAGATCAACCAGGCGGTCGCCGAGCTGCGCGAGCTGCGAACGCGGATCGAACAGAGACTGTCGTGAAGGTGCTCGCGGAGAAGTGCTCGACGTGCATCTTCCGGCCCGGCAACCTGATGCGCCTGCGGCCGGGTCGGGTGAAGTCGATGCTCGCCGAGTGCGAGCTGGAGGACACCCACATCATCTGTCACGAGACCAGCGAGGAGATGACGGGCACCCGCCGGAACGAAGCGGTCTGTCGTGGGTTCATCGAGGCTGGCGGCTCGTCGTCGATGCTCCGGCTCGGCGAGGGGCTCGACATGATCGAGGAGGTCAAACCCTGATGCCGTACCCCGGAACGAAGCCACCGAAGACGAAGGTCGATGACGCGGTCGTCTGGGATGCGGCACTTCGGTACCTCGCCGACCGGCTTGAGCAGAACGGCGGGAAGGTCGAGTACGTCTCGGTCAACCCGGCCGACATCGCGGGCTGGTCCTACAGCTCCTACTCCGGCGGCTGGTCGAAGCTGGGCACCACGCGCCCCGAGTTCCACCTGGAGGATCTCACGACGAACCAGGTGAAGGGCTCCCTCCGCCGGGCGGTCCTGGCGGGCAAGCTCGTCGAGCGCAAGGCTCGGGGCGGCACGCTTGCGTTCATCACGCCGGAGATGGCGGAGCACCTCGACCGGAAGGCCGCCGACCAGGTGGCCGCGACGGAGGCGCTCACGGCACGTTGGACGGAGGCGCGCGCGAGGGCCGAGAGGTTCGGGCTCACGATCGAGTACGACCAGTTCCGCAAGCGGTTCGGCGACCAGGGGTTCACCGTCCCGATCGACACGGTCGAGGCGCTCCTGGACATCGCCGACCTCTACGAGACGCTCCGCGAGGAAGGTGGCAACCCGTGATCACGAAGAACGTCCAGCTCGAACTACCCCGCCGGACGCTCCAGCGGCAGTACGGGGATGCGTTCACGTTCTACCTGCGGCTCTGGCGCTTCTACATCGAGGTCAACTACGGCCGCGAGCGTCGGAAGACGACGCCATGACCGTCCAACATCACGACGAGGAACGGCTCCGTCAGCGGGCCGCGCATCGCTTCGCCGAGGAAGCTCGCCGCTGTCTCCAGCTCGGGCTCAGCTCGCACGTCCTGGAGCACATGGTCTGGACGGAGGACTACGACCTGAAGCGGGAGGCCGGAGGCCGTGACGGACTGAAGGATCTCCTCGACGACATCCGTAACGGCATCGGCATGGGCGAGTCAACCGGCACCTCCAGCGGGGACGAGGAGACGAACGCCTACGCGCACAAGGCGCTCGACCGGGTCGAGGAGTGGTTCGAGCACCGTCCATCTGCCGTCCTGAAGGTGGAGTTCGACGAGCACGTCTGGGCGTTCGAGATCGGAGAAGGCCAGACCATCTCGGTCGTCGATAGCCGTGGAGCGCCGCTCGTGGTCACGTCGGCCGTCATGCCGAATCCGGTGAATCCGGAGGTGGAACCGTGATCGCGCTCGGGAAGCTCGCGAGCTGGTCGCTGATCGGTGCCATCGGCGTCGGGTTCGTCCTGATCGGGTGGGTCAGCACCTTCACGCGCTTCTACATCGCCGGGGTCGATCCGAGGCGGGTCTGGTGCTTCCTCACGGGCGGCCATCGTTGGGACACGTCGGACGAGGACTTCGCTCGCGGCATCCTCCGTCAGTGCGTGAAGTGCTGGCACATGGAGGGAAGTGCGGCCTACTGGCGGTCGAGCCGTCCCGACCGCTGATCTGCTGGACACTCCGAGGGCCGCGGTTATCATCGCCGCGTGAGCGACTCGGAGAACGTCACTCCCATCCGCAAGGCATCCGGCTTCGCCGAGATCGGAGCGTCCGGGCTCTACTCGATGGGCGGCCGGGTCCGCGACGAGTTCCACAAGAACCTCCGCGGGCTCCAGGCGACACGGATCTTCCGCGAGATGCGGGACAACGACCCGGTCGTCGGCGCGATCCTCTACATCATCGACATGATGCTCCGCGAGGTTGACTGGCACTCCGACCCGGCCGACGACACCGACCCGGACGCGGTCAAGTGGGCCGAGTTCCTCTGGGAGTGCGTCAACGACATGAGCATCGCCTGGCCGCAGTTCGTGTCCTCGGTGCTGTCGTTCCTCCCGTACGGCTGGTCGTTCTTCGAGACGGTCTACAAGAAGCGGAACGGGCTGATGAAGCCGACCTCGCCGGATGCGTCGAGCAACTACACCGATGGCCTGATCGGCTGGCGGAAACACGCGCTCCGCGCGCAGGAGTCCCTGCTCCGGTGGCAGTTCGACGAGAACGGCGGGACGCAGGCGTTCGTCCAGCAGACCCAAGAGGGGATCAAGACGATCCCGATCGAGAAGGGGCTGCTGTTCCGGACCTCGGTCGCGCGCAACAACCCGGAAGGACGATCGGTCCTGCGGAACGCCTACCGGCCGTGGTACTTCAAGAAGCGGATCGAGGAGATCGAGGCGGTCGGCATCGAGCGCGACCTGGCCGGGCTGCCGTACGCCGGGGTCCCGGCCGAGTACCTCGACAAGGATGCCTCTCAGGAGCACCGCGACGTCGTGGCTGCGATCGAGGTCATGCTCCGGGACGTCCGTGCCGACGACCAGACGTCCATCACGTTCCCGCGTGAGATCGACCCCGAGACGAAGATGGACCGCTGGGAGCTGAAGCTCCTCTCGACCGGCGGGACCCGGCGCATCGACACGGACCCGATCATCGGCCGCTACTCGCAGCAGATCGCGATGACGGTGCTCGCCGATGTGATCCTGCTCGGGCACGAGAACACCGGCGCGTACTCGCTCGCGAACGTGAAGCTGGAGATGTTCACCGCGGCGCTCGACGCCTACCTCGACGAGATCGCCGGGGTGCTGAACAACTACGCGATCCCTCCGCTGATGCAGCTCAACGGCGTGCCGCAGCCGCTCTGGCCGACGCTCGGACACGACGACGTCCGGCACGTCAACCTCAAAGAGTTCGGCGACTACATCACGGCGATCTCGGGTGCAGGCGTCGCGGTCGATCAGTCGATGGAGGAGCGGCTCCGTGAGGTCGGTGGCCTGCCGCCGCCCGACTCCGAGGAAACGGCTGGGCCGTGAACCGGGCCGGGACCCGGCGCGTCGCGAAACGGACGAAGCTGGCTGCTCCGATCGACCCCGCGCTCGAAGCCGAGCTGCGTGAGCATGTGCTCACCCTGCTCCGCTCGATGTCGGAGCAGGTCTCGCTCGAAGACCTCACACGCGCGCTCGTGAGCCGCAAGCCGAACGGGGTCCGTGTGACGATCCCGACCGCGCCGGACCTCGCGTCGGTGCTCGTGCGGTCGCTCCGGCGGAGCGGCGTCCGCGAGGCTCGACAGACCAAGACGGCGCTCCGGCGCGGGTTCGGGATCCGGAAGGACGAGCCGGACTCGGCCGACGTCCACATCCCGACGGCGACCTGGACGAAGCCGCGACGTCGGAAGCAGCGTCGGCGGTACGTCTTCGGTCGGCGGGCGGTGATCAAGTACTCACCGGACCAGGAGCGCGACGAGCGTGGGCGGTTCGGATCCGGCGGTGGCGGTGGGATCGGAGCCGACACGAGCTATCGCGGCCTGTCCACGGCACCGGGGGTGGACTCTCCGTCGATGGACTCGTTGCAGACTGGGTTCCCGTCGGACGTCTATGACCGCAACGTGCAGATGCAGTACTACGGAACCGGCGGCACCGACCATCAGGCCGACCAGGAGTCCTTCGCCGCGGTCAACCGAGCGCAGGGCAACGCGGAGGCACCGATCACCATCTATCGCGCCGAGCCGGAAACGGTTACGGCGATCAACCGGGGCGACTGGGTCACTCCGAGCTTGACCTATGCGCGAGAGCACCTCGACGCGAACCTAGGCGGCGAAGGCCACATCGTCTCGGCCACGGCGCGCGCAGGCGATCTTCGCTGGAGCGGGGACTCGATCAACGAGTGGGGCTACTCCGGCGCGACGACGACCGAGACCACGGTCCGGAAGTACTCACCCGATCAAGAGCGTGACGAGCGTGGCCGGTTCGCTGGCGGAGGCGGCGGAGAAGGCGGTGCGCCGCCGACAGTCACCGCTGAGACGATCGGTCTGGCCGGGGCGGTCCAGGATCTCCAGGGCGGGCCGCAGCCCTCGCATGTGCCGGGCGCTCAGGCGCTCGGGCTCGCGGGCGAGGCAGAGGCCGGAGGCTTCAGCGTCTCGGCGTTCACCGGCACCGGGCCGACCTCGGGCTACATGGTCGCCGGGATCGAGGAGCCGACGGTCGTGAAGGTCGGGAGCGACCCGATCGTCACGGCCAACGCGATCGAGAAGTTCATGGACGCCCACGCCGGGATGGACCCGAACCTCTACGTTGGAGGCTGGGTCAACGAGGGCAACCTATACTTGGAGCCCGCGGAGAACGTCGCGGGCCGGGCCGAGGCCGTGGCTCGGGGCGAGGAGCGGAACCAGGTCGCGATCTGGGACGTCTCCAACACCGCGGAGATCCAGACGGGAGGCAGCGGTGAGTTCACAGGAGCCGGGACAGCGAGAGCCGGACGGACCTCGGACATCGAGAAAGCCCGTCTTCTTCCGCATCCCCCTTGGCTGGAAGGCTATGTCAAAGGCCGACCGCCGCGCCTACGCAAGGGCCGTCGCCGAGCGGATCCACGTCATCGCGCCGCCCGCTCAACCGCCGAAGTCCTGAAGGCCGAGCCGCCCAAGGATCCGTTGCATCGTTTCGGCATCCTCCCCATCGACCCCGCGGAGTTCAGCAACCTCACGCCCGAAGAACGGCTCGGCGTCGCCCAAGCGATCCTGCACTTCTCGTTCAACCTCGAAGATCCGGCCGCGATCGTGTGGGCTCGGGAGCACTCCTCTCAGCTCGTCACGGCGATCACCGACTCGACCCGCGAGGCGATCCAGGCGCTCGTCACCCGCGCGCTCCAGGTCCCACCAGGCACGCCGCCACGCGAGCTGGCTCAGCAGATCAAACCGCTGATCGGGCTCACGGCTCGGTACGCGACGGCGGTGTTCAACTACCAGCAGCGGCTGATCACGGCCGGGATGGCGTCAACGCGGATCGACGAGCTGACCTCCGCGTACTCGGACCGGCTGCTGACCTCGCGCGCGACCACGATCGCACGGACCGAGCTGCTCGCGTCGGCCAACCAGGGCAAGCTCGACACCTGGTTGCAGGCGTCGGATGCAGGGCTGTTCGCGGGTGCGAACCCGGTGAAGGAATGGATCGCTGCGCCGGACGCCGAGGAGGTCTGCGCCGGGCTCGACGGGACGAAGGTGCCGATCGACGCCGAGTTCCAGTCCGAGCTGGGTGACGTCGATGCGCCGCCGCTGCACCCGAACTGCCGTTGCACGATGGCGGTCTCCACCGACGAGCCGACGACACCGACGGCGGCGGTCGCATGAGCCTCGTCTCGCCGAGCACGTCTGCGAGCACGACGGACAAGGTCTCTCGTGCGATCCTCGGGGCGCTGGAGCAGTACCGCGAGAGGCTCGACGGCGACGCTTTCGCCGACGGCATCGAGATCGAGGTGAAGCTCGTCGCGAGGGACGCCGAGCCGCGCTCGAACGTCGATGTCGGGGACGTCCGTGCGGTCGTGGTCCGGCACACCTCGGTCCTTCGGGTCTTCGGTCGAGCGCACTAGGCGCTGCCGCTTGCGCTCCAGGTAGTTGCAACTCCTGGCTGAAGCCGTCTATCCTGCGCGCGATAGCGTCGATCGGGGCGCGGTCCTTCGGGGCCGCGCCCCTTTCTTATGTCCGGAGGCCGCGTGCCGTCGAAGTTCCTCGATCGGTTCAAGAAGCAGGGCAGCCTCAGCGACGCGATCGACGAGGTACGGCAGAGCTACTCCGCCCAGACCCGCGCGATGGCCGCGCCGATGATGGACTCGTCTCCCGGCGGTTACGTCCAGGACGTGTACGAGGACCACGTCGTCGCGTGCGACGAGTCTGGCGACTACTGGTCGATCCCCTACACCCGCGAGGCCGGATCGGACGACGTCGTCTTCGACTTCGAGAACGCGACCGAGGTCGAGCGCACCTGGACCCCGGTCGAGAAGACGGTCGTCTTCGAGAAGCTCGACGAGGACAACCAGACCGCGTTCGGCTGGGCGTACGTCTTCGAGAAGGACGGCACGCGCGTTCTCGATCACTCCGACGAGTTCGTCACTGGCGCGGATCTGGAGACCGCCGCGTACGAGTTCAACCTCGAATCGCGTGAGGGCGACGACTGGCACACCGAGAACGTCGAGGCGCACCTGATCGAGTCCGTCGTGATCACCGACGAGAAGCTCGAAGCGATGGGGATCGAGAAGTCGGCGGTCAAGCAGCGTGGCTGGTTCACCGGCTGGTACTTCCCGGACCCCGAGATGTTCGCGAAGGTCAAGAGCGGCGAGCGCCCGATGCTCTCGATCGGCGGCGTCGCACGGAGGGAACACGTCGATGCCTGATCGTTTGGCGAACCTGCGGATCAACCGCGTGGCGTTCGTCCCGGGCGGCGACAACCCGGATGCGTTCGTGACGCTCTGGAAGTCGCGTCGTGACGGCCCACTCGGCGAGCTGAGCGAGTACGAGAAGAAGGACTACACGACCGCGCAGCGGGCCGCGATGGCGAAGAAGGGCCAAGCGATCCCGGTGAAGAACGCCGACGGCGACGTCGTCGATGGCCGGTACCCGATCGCGAACGCGGCGGATCTGTCGAACGCGATGCGCGCTCTCGGGCGATCCGGTTCCGCGCCCGAGGTGAAGGCGCACATCAAGAAGCGAGCGGCGGCCCTCGGGCTCACCGACAGGCTCAGCGACATCTACAAGGACGACGTCTCGAAGGAGCCTCGGCTCACGCGCTCTCGCCGCCAACGGCTGCAAGACGCACTGGACGCGGTACGGGGCGTGGTGGAGGAGATCGACCGGAAGGAGGAGACCGAAGTGGTCGATGCAGACAAGCAGTTCCAGCTTCCGGACGACGCTTCACCGGAGCTGAAGACGGCGTTCGAGACGCTCACGAAAGAGCGAGACGACGCCGTGACCAAGGCCGCCGAGCTGGAGGCGAAGGTCGAGAAGATCGACGCGCCGAAGGACGAGCGGACCGACGTCGAGAAGGCGCTCGACGGCGTGACGGACGAGGCCGCGCGGGCGCTGATCCGCAAGGCGATGTCCGACGGGGCCGAGGCCAAGGCCGAGGTCAGCAAGCTCCGTGAGGAGCGCGAGGTCGCCGAAGCGGTCGAGAAGGCGCGGTCGTGGAAGCACCTGTCGCAGAAGCCGGAGGAGTTCGGCCCGATGCTCCGCAAGGTGCGCGAGTCGAGCCCGGAGGCTGCGGCGGAGATCGAGCGGATCCTCGACTCGGCGGACGCCGCGACGGGGTTCAAGGAGATCGGCAAGAGCGGCGAGCCAGCCAACGAGGGCTCCGAGAAGGTCGATGCGATGGCCGCGGAGCTTCGGAAGGCCGAACCGGCGCTGAGTCCGGAGCAGGCGGTGGCGAAGGTGCTCACCACACCCGAGGGCAAGGCCGCATGGCGCGAGTCCCGAGAGGGAGGTGAGGAGTGATGCAGTTCCTGTACGTGCTCGCGGCGATCGTGATCGTCGTGGCGTACGCGCTTCGGAACGTGACCTCGCGGTCGAACGTGGCGTACTGGTTCGAGAAGCTCAAGGCGGAGCAGCTCGGGGCGGTTGACAACTTCGGCCACGATCTCACGCTGATCGCGGGAGCCGACCTCTCGACGGCGCAATACAAGCTCGTGAAGCTCAACGCCACCGGGCAGGCGATCCTGGTCGCGTCGGCGGCCGACGTCCCGATCGGCGTGTTGCAGAACAAGCCGACCTCCGGGAAGGCCGCGACCGTTCGGGTCGAGGGCGTCAGCAAGCTCGTCGCCGGAGGCACGATCACGGCGGGTGGCGTCACCGGCCGCTACGTCTCGGCCGACGGCACGATCACGGCGGCATCGGCGCTCGGTACGAACCCGACCAACATGGTTGACGGCCAGGTTCTGAAGTCGTGCGTCGCGAACGACATCGTCCAGGGGACCGTGCAGTGCCTGGTCCCGAGTCCGAACCCAGTGAGCTGAGAGGGAGGTGAGCTAAGACATGCCGAACCCTGCGATCTCCGATGTCCACATAGATACCGCGCTCACCAACATCTCGGTGGCGTACATGCAGACGCAGGCCGACTTCGTGGCCGACAAGGCGTTCCCCGTCGTGCCGGTCTCGAAGCAGTCAAACAAGTTCTTCGTCTACGACCGGGGGGACTTCTTCCGGGCCGAGATGGAGATCCGTGCGCCGGGTACCGAGAGCGCCGGAGGCGGGTACCGCCTCGCGACGCAGTCCTACGGTGCCGACGTCTGGGCGCTCCACAAGGACATCGACCGTCAGACGGAGTCGAACTACGACGACCCGCTCGACGCCGACCGCGACTCGACGAACTGGCTCTCGCAGCAGGCGCTGATCCGCAAGGACGTCCAGTGGGTCTCCAAGTACTTCGGCACGTCGATCTGGACCGGCGACCAGACGGGCGTCGCCTCGGGGCCTGGTCTAAACCAGTTCCTCCCGGACGACCCGTCGTCGGCGGCGGCGGTCCAGACGTTCCGCCCGCAGCAGTACGCGAGCAAGCAGCGGAGCGGCTACTGGCTGATCACGCCGAGCATGGGCGCGCAGGTCTGGCCGAGCCGTGGCGCCTCGACCGACCTGCTTTCCCGGCTCGAGTTCACGCGGTCGGCCGTCTCC